AATGACTAAACCGTGAACATCTACACCGCTATTTATAATTGCTTTCGTTACTTCTGTGGCTGTTTTAATATCCTCTACTTCAATAAAGTAAAAATGTTTATCTACCCATTTACTAGCCTTGTTGTAAAGTTCCCTATCTTCTTTATAAACGTCTTTCGGGAATCTTCCAAGCAAATAAGCCATATAATTTAGCTTAACACTCCATTCGCTATTTTCTTGAAAAGCAACCACCCATATTAAACCGTTAACAATGCTGTACATTATCTCCAAACATTGGTGTATCGTTGTCTTTCCGTCTCCTTTTTTACCAGTAAGCAAATAAAACTCATTCTTTTTACATAGAAAATGATTGTCAAGGTCGCCAATTCCACAAGGGAAGCCGTGAGGTATTCTACCTGTAACAAAATCTTCAACATCTTTGTTAATTATTTCGTGTTTAATTACATAATCTTTATAACTAAAATCGCTATCTTCTTTTAATAAATCTGCTGGTTTATCTATTTCAAACATTTAACTTCTTTTATGTAATGTTAAACTAAATCTTTCGTCTATTTTTCTAGTGATATATTCTGGAGTAAAAGTTTTCTTAAATCTGTGATAATCCATTAAAACACTATCACCTTCTTTTGTTTTAAAGTTATCTTTATCTAGTCTATTTAATTGATTACTACATAAATCTTGATAGAACGCTTTATAAAATAATTCTAATGGTTTTGATAACTGATGAGAAATATTAGTAAAAATATTATCATTAAAAACAGTTGTTTTATTTTCTCTTATTTGCCCTACTAATTCCATTAAATAAAGTTTAGCACACACTTGATTGTTTAAGACAGTTTTAGACTCAACCCTATTGATATAACCTAATAAACTTTTAAGTGCGTTAAAGTCCTTTTCTTCTACCTCAAAAGTTCTATATTTACCATTCTTCATAGGTGATAATTTATACAATAGTCTTTTACCACTATTTTTAACATCCCAGTACTCTTTTGAATATTGTATTTTTTCTTTATTTTCCATAAATTAAAATAACTTTATTTGTCTTAAATCCAAACCGCTCCATACTAAAACTTGTTTCTTTTTTGAATTTATTAATTGACTTAATTCTGTTCTTTGAAGTTTTAATTGCTCTATTTCACTTTCTAAAATATTTATATTGCTATCAACTTCTTTCTGCGTGTACTTTTTTTGTTCTCTCATAATTTCTATTTATTTGTTTTTAACTGTATCTTATTTGTTCTTCTTTAGGGTAAACTTTTACTATTGCTGGTTGTTTACGCATCCAATGAGGAAAATGTTGCTGAAATTCTTTTTTATTATTGTGTATCTTTTTAGATTGGTCTAAGCTGTTTAAGAATAAACCTAAATATTTTCTTAAAGTTAAAGAACGAACTTCTTTGTCATCTACTTTTAAGAACTCTTTACAGATAGATTCTACAAATATACTATCTTTAAAAAGCTGATTAGCATAAACTTTGTATTTTTCTCTGTGTTCTAAAAAAATGTTGTTGATGGTTTCATCTTCTACTTCTACTTCCTCTTTCCCTTCTACTTGTAGGGTAGGGGTAACTTTACCCCCATACGTAGGGGGTACGGTAGGGGTAATAATTACAGGTTCTAAGGGGTTTAACTTTGTTTTAGTCTTATCTTCATAACCTTTTACCTGTGAATCAATACTATTCGTCTGTGATATATAAGCAAACTTTGCCATGCCTTTTAATTCAGTTGGTTTTACACCCATAAATTGACGTTCTAGTAACGCATCCATAAAAGCAACCTTATCATCTTTACTTTCTAATTCGTTGTAAACGTCGAAGTAAGAACGAAAGAAATTAAATCCTTTTCTTTTTGTTAGTTTCATAATTAGTTTTTGTTTTCGTGAATGTTTCCTATTACTAATCTTTTATAATGCCATTCGTCAGTTTCAGATGCAACATCATAAATACCTAAGTTTTCAACTATTAAATCAAATCTCATATAATCTAAACTCCAAGTAACAACTCCTATTTTACCTCTACCACATTTTTCTAATGAAGTGTAATTTCCATGAAACTCAATTATATCTCCTTCATAAATATCTACACCGTTCTTGTCTTTTAATCCTGTGAATTGCATAAGTATAGCATTATCTTTATTCCAATCTGCACCCACCCAATTGCCACCAAAAAAATAACCCTTTTTTTCTTCACCTTTTTGATATGAAACGTGAATATTCATACTACTATGCAATGAAGATACTAATGCCATTTGTTTTTGTTCCTCATTCCACGCTCTAAATTTAATCTCTCTACTCATAATATTAGTTTTTGTGTATTAAAAAACCTTTAACGCTTAGGGAGGTGAGATTCCGTCAGCATTAAAGGTTATATATTTTATTAATTGTCACCTTGTCTCACCACGTAACTGAAGCAAATATACGACAATTATTTTAATTTACAGCTTTTTATTTTATTTTTATCATATTTAAAGCATCTTCAATGGAACGTACAATCCAATATTTAACGTTAACACTTTCTAAATCTTCTTTACATTTAGTTTCACCTTCTGTTAACTTGCTTTTTAAACCGTCTTTAATCTCTACGTTGTACGTAATTCCTTTATAGTATACTAATATATCAAACAGATTTTTAACGGTGTATACGTGCTTTACTTTAGCACCTGCTTTTCTGAGTGCTGCTACTATTTCTTTTTGGTTTTTGTCTACTCTAGCGAATTTCATCTTGTCTGTATTTGTACATTTGTTCTCCAAACCAATGAGCGTCAAACTTAACACCGTTAGCTTCTAAAAATTCTTGATGCGTTTCTAATAAATAAAACATCTTACTTTTAATTTCCCCAAGTTCTACGTGTTTTTCTCTAGTTAATAACATTAAATTTTCTATTCTATTCTCTCTATTTACAATGTGGTGTATATCTACACCAGTACTACCTGTAATTTCGCAAGGCATAAAATCTGTTTCATCATAACCTAGATCGTCCATATAAATTTTAGTGTGTTTTTTCATTTTTTATTTAATCTATCTTTATTTGGGAACTCAACTACAACACCTTTTTCACCGAAAAACTTTATAATAACATCTGATATATCGTTAATCTTTTTAGTATCTAATTGTGTAGTACTTACTATATCAAACAACGCAATTTGTATTGGTCGCCAAAAGAAGTTCTTTACTATATTAGGTGTATATCTTACACTTAAATCTATACCAGTTAAACCAGTATAACAGAACTCTATGCCTAAATCGTTTAAATTGTCACATATTATTACAAAAAACTTATGTATAGAACTATTTTGTAAAGTTGTTAAGGTTTGTTTTTTTTCGTCCTCCTCGTGTTCTCTTTTTAATTCTATGCAAAAACCGCTAATCTTATAGGTTTTAGAAAGTAAATCAAATTTCTTAACTTCTTTTTCAAATGCTAGGTTAAATCTCATATTAATTTATTAAACTATTAAAATGTTCTATGTCGTCGTCTGTAAATGCTGTGTTATTACTGTGGTGTTCGTAGTACTCTTGCGTTATGTAATCGCATATCATGTCGTGTTGCTCGTCTGTTAAGCGTACTTCATCTACTGAGTCGTAAAATACAGTATCAAAAAAACCATCTAAAGGTTCTGCGGTTATTTCTAAACCGTTTCCTTTTAAATCTTCACAACTTAGTGAACACAAATTATCTATGTAAGAAATTTCACCCGATAACATTAAATCTTTTATATCTTTTGTTTTCATTTTCAAATTTATTAAACTTTAGTTAAACTACCTAGTAAATACTCTTTTATTTTTATTAATTCAAAAGCACTCTTTACATCTAGTATCTTATTAATGTCTGTTAACTGCTCAACGATATCTAATGAGTTTCTGTAAAGTAAAATCTCTGGATTGTCTCTAAGTAATAATTCTATCTCTTTAACGTATAAAGAAACTTCTCTATCGTTTACAGAAAACCCTTCTATCTTATCTACGTTGCTCATTATAGTACCATGTTGCTTTAGGTTAAACATATTTGCGATTGCTTTATATGACAACTTTAATTTTTTACGTATAAAATACTGAGAGATTTGTCTTGGTAACATAACACCTATCTTTCTGCATTTTGTCTCTTGCTGTATGTCGAAATATTTATTTACGATTTCAATTATACTATTTGCTATTGCTTTATCTAATTGTATTTTATTCATTTTCTAAATATTTATGGTTGTTTTTCATTATGTAATTCCAAGTGGTTCTTTGTAGGTCTTTCTTTTGTTTAAGTAGTTTCTTGAAATTAGTATCTTGTAAATACATTTGTTTTGTGTTTGGTACTATCTGAACGTCTACGACTTCAAGCTGATTTCTCAACCAGCTTTCAAAGTCTGTTAACGCTGTATCATCTATTTTAAGAGTGATGTTTACAGTTATTTCCATTATAAAGAAAGTTTAGTAAGTTCTTCTCTTCGGTCTGTTGCCATTCTAAACTTACTTAAAGTGGTTTTAATCTGCTCCTTTGTAAATCCCTTTGCTTTCTCAAATTGCGTATCTGTTAAAGATTCTTTTCTGTCGTCTGTTTCTTTTTGTTCAGCAGGAGCAACAGCAGTAGTAACAGCAGGAGTTTTAATTTCTTCTTCTGGTAAATCTTCACCAGCATAAATATAAAGTCCAAGACCGTGTAAAGCAATAGCTTTTACAGTACATCTTTGTATCGCTTTATTAATATCCATCATTGTAACTTTGTCAGATGGTATTGCAGCGTTTTTATAGTCCATTACAGGTAAGTAGTTAATGTGTTCTAAATCCTCAACCGTAACACCTACCTTTACTATTACACCTGCCTTAGAAGCGAAGTATGGCATGTTAGTGTTTTCATCGTGATAAACTTTAGCAGATGCAGTTGGTGATACTTTTTTTAATTCTGCCCAAGCAAACGCCCAAGACAAATATGTAAACTTTCCTTTCTTTTCTGTTTTACTGTTAACATCAATAGCACTTAGTGTTTTAAATATTTCCATCTTATTTGAATTTGTTTATTAAATTATACATTATCGGTTTATTAATTACTTGGTCATTATCATATACAGAAGTAAGAGTTTTAATGTCTCCATTCTTTTTATATGTAATCTGTACTTCGGTGTTTAGTTTCTTAGTCATAATATTTATTTAGATATTTCAGAACCTTTTAAAAACTGCTCTAATGACTGGTCGTAAAATGCGGTTGATATTCTACTTGATAAGTCGTATAGTTTTAGGTTTCTTAATTCTTGTAGTAACTTTGAAAACTCTAATTCTGTTTTTGTATCTTCTCTTAATTTTGTCATAATATTTTTTTTAGTTATTTTCGTTAAGCAAATTTACAACCAATAAAACGAACCACCAAATAAATAAGCGACTTTTTAACAATTTAATTATTTTACGTTTTAAATTAGGTCACGTTAATTAATTCATATAGATTTGTAGAAATTAAAAGATTATGTTTGTATTAACCTTATTAGTAGTAACGTGTTTAATAATAACATTAATATATATAAAATAAAACCAATGGTAAAGAAAAGCGATTTTAGACCTAGATTAAGAGGTAACGTTAAGAAAGCGTATGAAAACATTACAAAGATAGAGAATAGAGTTTTATGTATAGGAGACTTACACGAGCCATTCTGTTTAGATGGTTACTTAGAATTCTGTATAGAGCAGTATAAGATACACAACTGTAACAAGGTTGTATTTATTGGAGACTGTATCGACTCTCATTATAGTTCTTATCACGAATCAGATGCTGATGGTATGGGTGGTAAAGCAGAGCTAGAACTTGCTATTAAGAAGTTAAAGAAATGGTACAAAGCATTTCCAGACGCAGACGTAACACTTGGTAATCATGACCGTATTATCATACGTAAGGCACAATCTTCTAACATACCGAGTAAGTGGATTAAAGAGTTTGGAGAGGTCTTAGAGACTCCTAGATGGCGTTTTGTTACTGAGGTATTTATAGACGGTGTTCGTTATGTTCACGGTGATAAGAGTTCAGCAGCAAAGACAGCAGCGAAAAGAGATATGGTATCTACTGTGTCGGGTCACTTTCATACACAAATGTATGTTGAATGGTTCTTTGGTAAGTACGCAGCTTTATTCGGGATGCAAGTAGGTTGTGGTATTGATAGTAAAAGTTATGCTATGGGTTATATGCAAGGAGGTAAGAAGGAAGCAATAGGAATAGGAATCATTATAGGAGGACACACCGCCTTTAATGTAAAGATGGATTTATAAATGAAAGTAACAGGATTACAAAACAGCAGAGAGATAAAGAAACATTTAATTCAATTAAATATAGATGTAAACGAAAGTAATAACAAATCTTTGGTTAATAAATTTATAAGGTATTGGCAATTAAAATACTTTGTAGCATTAGAGGAAGAAAAAGAAATGGATAAATTAAGATTAAAACTAATATAAAAAACACCAACTCGTGCCGACAAGGAATCTTTAGTTTCGTCACTGGGAGATATCTAAGTTGCGGAGTTGGTTAAATTATAAACTATGAAATTAAAAGACGTAAAGGAATCAATAAAAAATTACAAAGTAATTGTTAAATGTAGTGAAAACTATATTGAAGATATAGATAGAAAAGAAATGCCAGTATATTCTGGAGTATTAAAGTACTTCCCAAACGCTATTAAGTATGTAGCTTATGTAAGTAAAAAAGGTAATGAACAACACCACCCAGACAAACCTTTGCATTGGGATATGGATAAGTCAACAGACGAGCCAGACGCATTATTAAGACATTTAATAGACCATTCTATTAACCCAATAGATGAAGATGGAGTGTTACATCTTGGAAAAACAGTATGGCGTGGTCTAGCAATGCTAGAAAGATATTTAACAAACAACAATAAATAAATAAATTATGAAACAAAGTAGAAAAGATTTTATTATTGAAGCACATGATAACGCTTGTAATGATTGGAGGAACAGGATTGAAAAAGAATTTCCTAAACTGTTTAAAAAGGATGCCTTAGTAGTTGGTGAGTGGTATAACTACAATAGCTGTTTACTGAATTATCAAGGCATAAATAAAGAAAATTATTTTAAAGGTTATGGAATAATTCATAATAAATGGAGTGATTCAGAAGGTTCTAGCTTAGGTAATAGTGCAAGTGAATGGATACCAGTAACCGACAAAGAAGTAGAGAAAGCACTTACTAAAGAAGCTAAGAAGAGAGGTTTTAAAAAAGGGGTTTTTATCAGTAATGAATATATGGGTTATGTTTGGAATGGAATATGTTTTTCAAATGAAATCGCTTTTAAATATGGTACTATGTGTATTGATAATATAATTATATATGAAAAAGGAAAATGGGCGACAATAGTAGAAACAATTACAAAAGAACAAGCAGAAAAAGAATTAGGTAAAACAATTTTAAATTAAATAAATATGGAAGTACAAGGAAAGATTAAGATTATCGGAGAGATTAAAGAGTATGGAGCAAAAGGATTTAGAAAAGCTGAGTTAATACTTGACGTAACAGAAAAGCCAGAGTATCCACAGTTCGTTAACCTAGAGTTTACACAAGACAATACAGATTTGTTAAGTAAGTATAAGATAGGCGATACTGTAAAGGTATCTATTAACTTAGGCGGTCGTGAATGGATTAACCCGCAAGGCGAAGCTAAATACTTTAATAGTGTTACGGGTTGGAGAATTGAAGAAGTAGGGTCTGCTCCAAGTGTAGCACAAGCACCTGTTCAGCAATTAGAAGAAGTACAAGACGATTTACCATTTTAATATAAGTTAAGCAGCAGTAAGCAACAAGGGTTAACAGTACGTCACGCAAACCAATAACCCCGAAAAACACGGTGAAAGTCCAGTTGTTAGGTGTGACTGCTGCTGTTTACATGTTAATAAGTAATTATTAAAGTAGGTAGTTATTTTTGTATATTTATAAAAACTAATAGAATGTTTGAAAAGATATACGCAGACCATGCTAAATGGATTAACACTACTTTAAAGTTTGGCTGTACTAAAGAAGAGGCAGAGGATATTGTAGGTAATATGTATGTTATTATCGGCACAATGCTTAAAAAAGGATTAGACATATCTTATGGTTCTGATGTAAATTATTACTACATATATTTAACATTAAAGACTTCGTTCTTGCAGATGTATAATAGGAAAAAGAAACAGAATAACGTGCCTTTAGATTTAGTCCTAGACTTATCTAGTGGTGAGTATGTAGACTACGAAGAGAAAGACAATATTGTAAACGATGAATTAAATACGATGCACTGGTACGATAAGAAAGTGTTTGAATTAATACAAAATGAATATAGTATTACAGAATTATCTAACAAAACTAATATCTCTTATCATTCGCTTTATAATACGTATAGAAAGACAAAGCAGAAACTAATTAAAAAAGTAAAGGAATGACTAAAGAAGAAGAAAGAAGATATATTATAGTTAATTATATCACTTTATTAAATAGATTTAACGATGACCAATTTAATGATGATGAGTTAGTATTAAGAACATTTAACAACGCAAAGAAGTTTGCTAAGGAATCAATGAAAGATTATGAAACGACCAAATAAAAAAGATTACAACTTTAACGATACATTTGATGCTATCTTATTTTCTAGGTATATGATAGATTACGCAGATTATTTAGAGTCTAAAATTATAAAACAATATAAAGAAGATTATGAAACTAGGTGACCTAATTGAAAGGATAACATATTACACAGGTATTAAGTGGATAGTCAATCAAATGTTTGGTGATGGTTGTGGATGTAAGGAAAGACAAGAACAATATAACGATATAGAATTATGGTAGAAGATATACAAACGTGGACAGAAACACGAGCTAGAATTATAGGTAAGATAACGCACCAAGATTTTCAGATACTTTGTCAATTACATTCTAAGTATTTTAATCATAGGTACAAAGAGCCTTGTAAATGCAATAAGCAAAACATAAGAAACTGGATAACAGATGTAGATAGTAAACTAATAAAATAATTATGAAGAAAATAATACCTACTTTAATTATACTTATAATATTTTCCTGTTCAATAGAGGATATGGATAAGTGTTTATGTTTTGAAGTAGAAGAGATAAATGTAGAGAAAAAGGTATGGACTGGTGGTGCTTGGATGTACATAAAAGAGTGGGAAGATAGCGGAGAACGTAAGAAAGTAGAAGGATGTTATACAGATAGGCAAACACAATATATGACAAGACAAGTAAGTTACAATCAAAGATGGTATGTAAACTGTTTAAATAATTAGATATGAAGGATAAAAAATACACAGTAAACGAAAGACTTGCTAAGCTAGAAGCAGCATTTGATTTATTAGAAGGTGCTTTTACAATATTAGCAGGAGAAGTCAACGCAATAGTAACTGCTATTAATATGACTAAGGATAAAGAGACTAAATAAAATACTTACTATTTCTTATTATATAATTAATAATAATCTTTTTTAATTATGGATAAAAGAAAAAACAACGGAGGACATAAGACAGCAGGAAGAAAATCTAAGGCAGAGGAAATGCAATTAATTGAACTGTTAAATACTCATATAGATAAGGATAGCGTTATAAAGAAACTAAAGGAGTTTATAGATGATGACAATCTAAAAGCATTAGAAATTTATCTAGCTTATATGTATGGTAAACCAAAAGAAACTAAAGATATCTCAATAGTATCTGAACAACCGTTATTCGATTTATAATGTTTCAGACTACAACTGCGATAAGGAAATTGCACGCACTAACTAAGCGTAAAAAGATAATTCAAGGAGGTACATCAGCAGGTAAAACTTTTGGTATACTTCCTATCCTTATTGATAGATGTATTAGAACACCAAACACAGAAACAAGTGTAGTGTCTGAAAGTGTGCCTCACTTACGTAGGGGTGCTATTAAAGACTTCTTAAAGATAATGATGTTTACTAATCGTTATAGAGATAGTCAATGGAATAGAGGGGTTTTAAAATACACGTTCTCAAATGGTAGTTACATCGAGTTCTTTTCAGTTGAACAGCCAGACAAATTAAGAGGAGCTAGAAGAAGTGTACTATACATTAACGAAGCGAATAACATACCTTTTGAAGCATACAATCAATTAGCAATAAGAACAAGTGGCGATATTTGGATTGACTTTAATCCTACTGCGAACTTTTGGGCACACAAAGAAGTAGCAACGCAAAAAGATGTAGACTTCATTACATTAACTTATAAAGACAACGAATCGCTTTCTCAAACCATAGTAGACGAAATAGAATCAGCAAGAGAGAAAGCAAAGACTTCTGCATATTGGGATAATTGGTGGAAGGTTTACGGACTTGGACAAATAGGCTCTTTAGACGGTGTATGTATAAAAGAGTGGGAAGAAATAGAGTTACCAGAAGAAGCAAGGTTATTGTGTTACGGAATGGATTTTGGTTATAGTAATGACCCTACAACTTTAATAGGACTTTATAAGTATAACGATGCTTATATCTTTGATGAAGTAATATATCAAAAGAAA